AGGTATCCACGGTCAAACTTTCTATCTGCATTGTAAACGCTTACCGACATTGTATCGGAGTTGATGTTGTAGTTGCCCTCTGCCGAACTCATTTCTTCGTTGACTTCGAACATCTGGATTGCATCACCTTCGTACATTTCGGCTAGCCTATCGTAGAACTTTAAGAGCTTGACACAAGCATTCCCTTTGCTCCACTTGGTTATCGTTATTCGTATGCTTGTAATGTCTTCCACGTAAGGTGTCAACCTCACTTGCATTGACGTATTATTTGTTTTTGTTTCGGTGCGAACAACCGTGCCATTGTTCTTGTACTCGACCTTGAAGTTTACTGGGTGTTGCCCCTGTTTATCGTCACCTATAATCAGCCACGAAATAATCGGTCTTTGCACAAAGGTTAGTTCTAACCACGGTGGGTTTGCGAAGTTCCCGTTTGCATCCGCTAGAGCGCCACTCCACCAACCACAAAAACACGAGTCGTCTATCATTTGAAACGACCCGTCCATTATGCTATTACCATCCATTGTGCAAGCCTTTACCGTTGGTGTTAGGTGTGGCTCATGCACTTCGTCTGGGTGGCTTATGGTTGAATTTGCACTAACCGTTGCCACGATATCTTTGCTTATTTCAGCGTCGGAGTATATGATTTCTACTCTGCCATAAATCTTACGAGGGTTATCTGTGTATTCCATCAAATCACCTCTCTACAAAACTTACGGACACGCCTTTCCACATAAGTCGTGATTTTGCCCAGTCGTAATATGGTTGATATTGCAAGTCTTTTGCCCTTGCGGTCATTGACGTCAACTCTCCCGTCGTGCTGTCGTTATAAGTTACCGTTACGAATGTTCCACTCTTGGTTTCTAATGCTAGGAGCTTCATATCTTCCTTGCTTAAATACTCCCAAGAAACTTCCAACTTTCGCTTGCTCCCCACCAGGTCTACTACCATAGTTCCGTCCACGGTTCGCTCTTCCTTGTCAAGGGACTCGGCAGAGCAAGTTATTTCCGTAGGCGCTTTTATCTGCTTACTGTTTATTCTAAAAAACTCTGCCATTATCCCTCCTGTAAAACGATACCGTTTCGTCTATACTCTTTATTAAGTTTTGGCATAATAAGTCTTGCAAAGCGTTGGCCGTCTATCTCCAGCACGACTTCTCCGCCTTCATTACTATTCATGCCTCCCATAGCGGTCATTGCTTGTAAAAGTCCGTTCAGCATTTCGCCGTTTGGACTCGTACCTGCTCCTACCATTGCTCTATTTGGCGACCCCGAAATGGCTATTGATTGTGCCACGTCAGTTGCTGCCTTTTGGATGTCTGGGATATCCGCATACATACCATCCGCCATCATCTCCATGAGGTTCGGTATCCACTCGTCTGCCGTGTGGCACGGACCTTTCTTGGTCGGTGAACCAAACCCTAGGAAGTCAGCAATCGCTTGACCGATGGACTTGACGCCGTCTACTACCCAGTTCCATGCATCTTGGATACCTTGCCAAATGTTTTCAATTAGGTTTTTACCCCAGTTGAATGCTTCTTTGAATAGGTTCGAGAAAAAATCGCCTATGCTTGAGAACAACCCACAAATTTTATCCCATACCCAGGTACACACATCGCATATTCCTTCCCAAAGTTTGACAAAAAATCCGCTGATTCCTTCCCAACACGATTTGAAAACTCCTACGATTGTGTCACCCACGTCACCGAAGAATTTACCTATTGATTCGCCAAAGCCTTTGATGAATTCCCAAATACCTATAAAGACATTTTTAATCGCATCCCAAATGTTAATGGCAAAACTCTTCATGTATTCCCAGGCTTCTGCCCAGTCGCCACGAAGCAAGGCACAAATCACTTTAATGATGTCTAGTACCGCTTGCCCCACGTCAATTACTGCTTGAATCAACGGGCCGAGTGCTTGAATAATGCCTGATACAACACTACTTACTACACCCCATAACGTCATTACTATGCCTATGATTAGGTCAAAAATCGGTTTTAGGGTTTCGTATAGGTTGACTATCGTATCCCAAAGTGATGCAAATAGTTGCTTGATGTTCTCCCATATAGGTTCTAGGTAAGTAAGGAATTTCTCCACCGCGCTGATAATGATATCTAGTGCCGAGCAAATCAAGTTCCAAATGGTAGTAAACACGGTTTTTACCGTATTCATAATTGATGCGCCGTATTTATCCCAAAAGTTCTTGATGGCTTGAACGGTATCAATTACAATTTTCTTCACCACGGGCCAAATTTTCTTTGCTATATTCCACACCTTATTGAATATCTTTTTCACGATATTCCACAAGGCTTTGAGTGCTGCTTTGACCTGGGCGATTATCTTATCGCCGTTCTTATCCCACCATTCCTTTATGGCTTCTACCGCCTTTAAGACAAAGGCTTTTATCTTCTCCCATATCTTCATTACGGCATTTCTGAAGTCTTCGTTGGTCTTCCAAAAGTAGACTAGCACGCCTATTACGGCAGCAATTATCGCTATAATCAACCCCACTTTTGAAAATAGGAACGAGGCAACTTTTGCTATCGTGCCTATGCTCGATATGAGTTTGCCGATTAGCATTAGCAACGGACCGATTGCCGCAGCAAGCAACGCTATGACAACCACATTTTTTCTCGTCCCCGTTGATAGCTCCATAATTTTCGCCGTCAACGGACTGATGTATTTTGTAATAAGTTGTCGAATTATAGGGATTAGTACGTCGCCGAACATAATCGCTATTTCTTCAAGTTCTGACTTCAAAATCTTCCATTGACCTTGTAAGGTATCGAGCTGAATCTCTGCCATCTCGTTTGCTTTATTAGTTCCCGTGATAGCTTCGGTCATATCCCTTACGGCATCACCACCTGCACTCATAAGTGCTAGCATACCAGGGCCTGCTCTTGCTCCGAATACTTCCATTGCTTGAGCAGTTGTCATCCCTGCGTCTGACAAGGTATCAAGTATGCTTGCTAGGTCGTTGCTTACGGGGTCTAGGTCTTCTAGGTTTATTCCCAAATCATTGAAGACTTTAATCGCTGCCGAGGTTGGGTTCATCAATGCTACTAGTGATTGTCGCAACGATGTACCTGCGGTAGATCCGTCATAGCCTGCATTATATAACACCGACAACGCACCCGTGACTTCTTCAATCTCCCAACCAAGGCTGTTTGCTACTGGGCCAACATATCCCATTGAGTTGGAGAGTTTATCCATTGATGCCATTGAAGCACCAATCGCTGCCGCATATACGTTGGTTACCCTTTCTGCACTACTTGCCTCCAAGCCGAACTGGTTCAATGCCGAGATTACTGTGTCGGTTGTAAATGCTAGGTCGCTTTGGGTTGCTGATGCAAGGTTAAGTGTTGCTTGTATTGAGTCAGCCATCTGGTCGACTTTATAACCTGCCGATGCCATATAGTACATAGCGTCAGCAGCCTGGCTTGCCGAGAATACCGTTTTACTACCCATTTCACGAGCAAGATCGGTCATCCTTTGCAAGTCATCACCTGTCGCTCCTGCAACCGACGCTGCGTTTGCCATTGATTGTTCAAATTGTTGCGAAACGTTTACCGCCGTTACACCAAGAGCTACTAATGGTGCGGTTATGCTAGCCGTCAGCTTCGTTCCCGCTTTCGTGAACCCTGCGGCAACTTTTTGTATTTGTTTTTGTGCGGTCTGCAACCCTTTAGAAAGTGAAGAGATGTCAGCCGCTATCTTTACTACTAGGTTTCGAATTACCGCCAATCGTCTTCACCTCCTATTCGATTATTACACCCTTTTCAGCCGCCATTGCCTTAAGAATGGCATCACTTGCGCTGTTCCTTCGTTTCGGTTTTCTTCGCACGTCTTTGAGAATTTTCTCCAAGCGTGGCAATTTCTTTTGTCTTGAAAATGCCTCGGTATGCCAAGCCAGGGATAGCAAGTCTTCGAATTGTTCGTATTGCTTTTCCCTGTATTGTTTTGCCAACAGCGAGATTTCATAGGGTGTGTATTGCGTTACCACTAAAGGATCTAAACCATAATAAATAACCGCCCTTTCACAAAACTCTGAAAGGTCAAAGGCGGTCTGGTTTATTCCCCCTGTTTATCCGCCTTATCGCTACCTTTACCAAATGCGAGAGTGAATGCCTCTGCAAGTTTTTCCGCTACTTCGCTGATGTTGGAATACTCGTCAATGAGGTCACCAACCTTTGCTACCGTAAGCGACTTGTCTTCGTGGCAAAGTCCTGCGTAAATAATCGCCAAAAGGTCTTTGATTCCCACGTTGTTAAGGTCAAGACTCATAATGGACTTGCCCGTAAGGTCTTCTACTTTCGCAAGTGCGTTAAGTCCGTAACGCAAGGTTCTAGGTTTATCTAGTGTAATGGTTACTCCCTGTTTCATGTCTTATCCTCCTATGCGGCCGCACCCGTCTCAAACGAGAGCGCACCCGTTCCTGTAAACTCAATGCTGATGCTAACCACATCGTCAACGGGGTCTTCAATTGACAAGCTCGAAATGTACGCGTCGCCTTGATAATAATTCGTAGCGTCCACATACATTTTTACCTTGACAGTCGTGCCGTTAAGGAATGCGTCTTGTAGTGCTTTTTGTCCTTTGGTATCGGTCGGTACTCCGTAGTCACCTTCGCTTGACGCCGTCCACTCTTTCAAACCCGTGATGTAGTTTTTCCAGTCATCACCGAGTGCGGTGGTTTCAAGCGTTTCAAGGGAAAGTTCAAGCGACCAGTTCTTCATACCGAAGACTTTCTCGGTCGAGCCTTCACCAATAACGACCTTACCGTTTTTACCTGCTACTGCCATATTGTTCCTCCTATTTTTCGTTAAAATGAAATTCAAATTCGATACTGCTCATGAACTCTTCGGTGTCAAATTTCAGCGAAGTGTTCCCGTTGTATTCGTAATCTGACTTAATAAAAACGGCTTGGATTTCCAAGCCTTGCATATCTCCCTTGTAGTCTTGAAAGGTTTTCTTGACTAGTCGGGATAGTTCTCTTGCTTTTTTGAAAGTGTTATCGTGGCAAACGAATTGTATCGTTTGTCTGACGTACCCAGTATCGCCTTGTAATGCCGAATCGTAATTCGCCAGGATGGGACTGTAAACAATTGACGGCAATGGTGCGTCTTCTGGAAGAATACTTGGATATATTCGTCTGCCAACTCTTTCCACAATTTTCGGTTGCGAACATAAATGTCCGTATACCGCTTGGCATATATCTGTCATATCACACCCCCAACGCTTTCGTGATTTCTTTCACGATTGCCTCGTTTATCGCATCCTGGTTATCATCAACGGCATTTCGTAGAAACGG